AATACCAACAGAAATTTTATAGGAATTGAGATAGAAGAAGAATATTTTAAGATTGCACAAGAGAGAATAGGACAAAAGGTTATAGAGTAAAGGGAATATACAATGAATAACATAAAAGAGTTAATAACAAATGCGATTGAGTTAGTCGCCTTGTGGATTATAGTGTATGGTCTTTGGATGGTATACGAGCCATTAGGATTTATTGGCATGGGTGCAGGGTTATTAATTATTAGCTATGGATATACGAGGAACAAATAATTGAGTTTTATTTTTAACGAACAAAGAGGCGAAACAGATTACACACTAGCAGAAATGTTAGCCACTAGGGGTGCAGGTCATGCGAATTGGTCAGGCGAAAAAGTGGATCAATACACAGCTTTAGGGATTAGTGCTGTTTTGTCCTGTGTTTCACTATTAGCAGACAGTATCGCATCTTTACCTATGAGAGTTCAAAGGTGGGATAGTGGAAGAAAGATTTATGTAGAAAGCCCAACATGGGTAAGTAAACCAAACTCAAACCAACAGAAATTCGGTTTTATTCATCAAGTAATGGCATCATTAGCTTTACATGGTAACGCCTTTATATTTGTTGATAGAGATAGACAGGGCAGAGTTGTTGCTGTTGAAAACATACATCCTGACAATATAAAAGTAAGAATGCGTGGTATGGAAAAAGTATATGAGATGTCAGATAAAACAATTTTAACAAATAACAATATTTTACATATAGTGTGGTTTTCCTATCCACAAGAGGCATTGGGCTTATCCCCTTTGAAATTGCAAAAAAACACTTTCGGTCTTGCACTTGCAATGGAAAGGCATATAAACCAATGGTATTCACAAGGTGCTACACCATCATCTGTTTTGGAAACAGATAGAGAACTTACTGCTGAACAAGCATCATCACTTCAAGCTACTTGGACAAGTCATCACACAAGGTCAAGAAAACCTGCTGTCTTAACAGGTGGACTTAAATGGAAAGCTGTTAGTGCAGAGGCAGGGGAAGAACTTATACAAGCAAGAGATCAAATAACACAAGAGATTGCAAGAGTGTTTAGAATACCTAGTTACTTAATTAACTCAAAAGGCGATAGCCAAACATATTCAAACATTGAAAGTGCAGGTATTAACTTTGTTAGACATACATTACTTGCATGGATCAGTAGATTAGAGGATAACCTTTCAACACTTATTGCAGGTAAATCGTTTATAACTTTTGATACTTCTTATTATTTACGAGGCGACCAACTTTCACGAATAAGAGCAGGTCAGGCAGGTATTTCATCAGGTATCTTTACACCAAATGAAGTAAGAGAATGGTTTGACTATGAGCCATACGAAAATGGCGATGAGTTTTATTTAGGAATACAAGGTGCAGTAGCTAACGATGGACAACCATTAGGTAAAGATGTTGGCTCTGTTTACGATGGAATGGATAGAGATAATCAAGATGGATAATGAGCAGGAAATATTTGATTATGAATTTAACAATATAGTACACACACATTTGCTTGAAGTTGATTACAAAGCAGAAAAAGATGCTACATCATTTTTTGAAAGAATTAGACAGACCTTTAGCATTAAACCACCACAGTTTTATATAGCATTGCCAATTATTGAAATACCATTGTACGATGAGGATGACAATGCCTTATAGTATTGTACATTCACATCCTGAATGCCCTAAAGAAAGTGGCGAAACAGGACAAGATCAAATAGGGGGTCATGCAGTAATAAAAGATGATGATGGTACTTTAATGGGATGTCATAAATCTCATCAATCAGCAGAGGATCAAATTACAGCTCTTAATATTGCAGAGGCAGAACAAAACTATAAGAAAAAAAAGAAGAAAATTAAAAAATCTATAACAGAATATAATAAAGCACCTAATCCTATGGTTAAATCTATTGATATGGATGATAAAACAGAATTGCGTACATGGTCTATCAGCGATGTAGAGCAAAAGGATGAGGAAGATGGTTTAATATCATTCGCAGGTTATGCGAGTGTATTTGATTACTCTTATCCTGTAAATGACATGAGAGGAACATATTTAGAAAATGTTGCTCATGGTGCATTTGCTAAAACTCTACAAGAGAAAGATGATGTCAAGCTATTAGTTAATCACGAGGGCATACCTTTGGCTCGTACTAAATCAAATACTTTAAATTTGATTGAAGATGAGCGAGGACTTAAAGTTGAGGCAAGACTTGATCCTGCTAATCCTAAAGTCGCAGAGGTAGCTAGTGCAATGAAACGAAATGACCTCAACGAGATGTCTTTTGCGTTTCAGGCAATTAAGGATGAATTTAACGAGGCAGGGGATGAGAGAACAATTAGAGAGGCAAAGTTATACGATGTTTCAGTTGTTACTACACCTGCATCAGATGCGACAGTTGCGAAAATTCGTGGCGTTGATCTTCCTGCCCTACAAAATGCTTTAGCAGAGGCACGAAATGATGAGCAAGTAAATGCAGATGTTATATTATCCACTATTGAGCAGTTGCAAGACTTGTTGCCTAAAAAACAAGGTACAAACTTGAATTTTGCAAAAAGAAAATTGCAAATGCTTGATATTAAAGATAGTTAAGCCGAAATATATAAGCCGAACTCGTTTCACTTGTAATTTCACTTCACGAATAAATAAAGTAAAAAATATATTGTGATTTATATAATCACAGAAAGTAAAAGAGGTTTAACTTAAATGTTAGAAAAACTTATTGAAAGTAGGAACGAGGAAAGAACAAAACTTGATACTTTACTTGGCAAGGTTGAAGAAGAAGATAGAACTGAACTAAGCGAAGATGAAAATGCTGAATTTGACACTCGTTCAGAAAAAATTAAAGCTCTTGATGAAAGAATTGCAGAACTTGAAGAATTAGCTGAAAGAGATGCAAAAATTGCAGAGAGCAGACAAATACTAGATGTAAAAGAGGAAACTGTTGCACCTGTCGTTACTGAAATGAAAGAAGATGGGGTTTATGAAAATCCAAAGAGATCATTTCTTACTGATGCGTATAACGCAGAATTTAATGGCGATGTAGAGGCAAGAGAAAGAATTAACTACTCACAAAGACAAGAAAATGAAACAAGAGATGTTGCAACTTCAAACTTTGCAGGGTTAGTTATCCCTCAATACCTAGTAGATCAAACAGCAGAAAATTTGAAAGCAGGAAGTCCATTATATAATGCAATTCCTAAATTCCAATTACCTGATGATGGTATGACAATGCACATCAGCAGAGTTACCACAGGAACAGCAGTAGGTGCTCAATCATCTGAAAATTCAGCAGTATCTGAAACAGATATTGATGACACAGACTACACCTTTCCTGTAACAACTTATGCAGGTGCACAAGATGTATCAAAACAAGCTATTGATCGTGGAACAGGCACAGAGGATGTTTTAATGGCAGACCTTATGGGTGCTTATTACACAGCAGTTGATAATGCAATGATTAATGGCGATGAAAGTTCAGGAACTCTTAAAGGGTTAAAGAACATTTCAGGAATTACAGCTACTACTTGGACAGATGGTAGCCCTACTTCAGCAGAATGTGTTTCAAAGTTTGCTAAGTTAATTAGCGACTTCACTTCAGCGAGGTATGCAAGTCCTGATGCAATCCTTATGCACCCTAGAAGATGGGCATATTTAGTTGGTGGATTAGATGGAAATTCAAGACCATTTGTTTTACCACAAGGAAACAACCCATCCAACGCAGTTGGTATCGGTGCTATTGGTTATTCAGCAGTAGGAACACTTTTTGGTATTCCTGTAATAACTGATGCAAATATACAAACTGATGCAGGATCAGGTAATGATGAAGATAACGCATTTGCTTTAAAGACATCAGACCTACCATTTTTTGAAAGTGCATCAGCACCTTTCAGATTGAGGTTTGAGGCAACAGCACCTAAATCACTACAAATTACAGTAGTTGTATTTAACTATGTTGCATTCGGTGCAGGTAAGCAACCAAAATCTATTGGTATGCTTTCAGGTACAGGCATGGCAGGTGTTCTCTAATACCTAATTTTTTATGTGCAGTAGTCATTGTGATTACTGCACATAACTAAAGGAAAATTATGGCAAAAGAAAAAAACCAAACTTTAATAGATGGGTACGAAAGCGAACTTAAATCAGCTATTCAACAAAAGCGACCTAAAGCATATATTGATGATATTAAAAAAGCATTAAAGGATGCAGGTGGAAAGATTGAAACAGCAGATAAGAAAGTTAAAGCTGAAACTACATCTAAAAAAACAAAGTAATTAGCTAGTAGTCATGTCAGATTATATTACATCTAATAACTTTAAAACGCTAAACAACATACCAACTAGCGATACACAGGATGATGTTGCGATTAGTTCTGCAATCTCATCTGCAAGTAGAGCTATTGATGCGTATTGTGGTAGGCGATTTTATTTAGATGGTGGTGTGTCATCACATGACTACAAAGCTATTAACAAAAATTGGATTTATGTAGATGATTTTTCAACTCAAACAGGTTTAGTTGTTAAGTTTGATACAGGCGACAATGGTACTTTTGATAAAACAATTAGCTCATCAGATTATGAAGTTTTACCATTTAATCAAATTATTGGTGGCATTGAGAACTGTGCATATTACATAATCCACATGGTAGATGATGATTTACCTACAACAGGTGGCAGACCAAGAGTGCAAGTAACTGCTAAATGGGGTTGGGCAAGTGTGCCTGATCCAATAACACAAGCAACATATTTATTAGCATCAGAATACTTTTTTGCAAAGAACGCACCTTTTGGGATTGCAGGTATAAGTGAGGCAGGTTACTCAATTACAACGAGAACTAGCCCAATGGTAAGAAGATTGATTGAGCCATTTAAAAAAGGCAATCAATTTGGGGTATATTAAATGAATTTAAAATTAGATGCTAAAGCAATAGGTGGTGTATTAAGTGCATTAGTTATTTCATTAATTAGTTGGTTATTTAGGTCTGTGCAACAATTATCAATTCAGATAGAAGTTTTAGAGGCAAAAGTAATAGCTAGTGAAAATAAGATTACAGAAATGTTAAATATTATTTCAGGTGTAAACGATAACATCACAGAAATTATTTGGAAAATAGGGGGTTAGTATGGATTGTTGTGGAAGTTGCAACTGTAATGGTGGTAAGTAGTGGCAACGATAAGTGCAGTAGCCGATGCGTTGGAAACAACTATTGAAAATGTATCTAATCTTAGAGTTTTTTCAGAATTAGAAGATATTGTAAATCCCCCTGCCTGTGTTATTACATTTAATGGAATTGAGTTTGATACAGCAATGCAGAGAGGTTTAGATACTATGAGTTTTGAATTGCTTGTTATTGTTCAGAGATCAAACATTAGAACAGCAGTAGATAAAATTGAGGGCTACATTACAGGTAGTGGCTCATCATCTATCAGACAAACAATATTTAATTCGCCAACTCTAGGACTTAGCGATACTAATGCAAGGTGCGTTAATGTTAGTAGTACAGAGAATATGTCTGTCAATGGTGTTGATTGTCTAGGTGCATCAATGCAAGTACAGGTTTACACAAAAGGAAGTGCATAAAATTGAAGTATGAAATAATAGGCAATCATAAAGTAATGGGTGCTGAAAAAGGCGACATTATAGAAATACACGATGACACCTTAGTAACAACACTTACAGCAGGTGGACACATTAAAGAATACAAAGGAAGAAAACGAGCTAGAAATGACAAAGGACATTTTATAGCTGATGATCCAAAGACAGAGAAGAACGAGGCGTTTGAGGAATAAATGGCGATTTTTGCATTAACAGATGGTAGATGTTACATAGGTGGATATGACTTATCCGACCATATTGTAGGTATGAACTTGAATTTAACAAGTGAAGAACTTGATACAACAACAATTAATTCAGGTGGGTACAGATCAAGAGCAGGTGGACTTAAAGATGCTCAATTTACTGCAAATGGTTATTTTGAGGCAGGTGCTAACAAACCTGATGCTTTACTTGGTGCATCAACAGGATCAGAACATATCGTTACAGTTATGGCAGATAGTGGTGCAGGTAATACTTCTTATTTCTTTAAAGCTAGACAGTTTGAATATACATTGCTTGGTGCAGTTGGGGAATTAACACCATTTAATATTTCAGCTAGTCAATCAGCAGATCAACCTGTAAAAGCAACACAAATGAATGATGATAGTGCAACTATTACTGCTAATGGAAATACAACAGGTAGGCAGTTAGGTGCAGTAACTTCTGCTCAAAAAGTATATGCCTCACTTCATGTATGGTCTGTCGCAGGTACTTCAACCCCAACACTCACAGCTAAGATACAATCCGATGATAATTCTAGTTTTACAAGTGCAACCGATAGAATAACAATGACATCAGCAACAACTATTACTTCTGAATACAAAACAGCATCAGGTGCAATCACAGATGACTATTGGCGAGTGAATTGGACACTATCAGGAACAAGTCCTGTGTTCAAAGCAATCGTGTCAATCGGCATCGCATAGTTCTTTTTTAACCATATTTTTAATTTTTTATCTGTGAAAAACCCTATGTTTGCTTGTCAAGTTATTCAAGCATTTTTTTTTAAGCCAATAATTTCAATCTCTAATTTTTGAAAACAGCTCATATCGGCTGATATTCAGATTTTGAGAAAATGCCTATTTGTATAATTAATAGAAAAAGGAAATAAATGCAAAAAAAACAAAAAGTAATGATTTTTAAGTGTGTAGGAAGTTTTGTTAAAAACGCACCTAATTGTAATGAAAGTATTACTACAAATATTAATGATGACAGGATAAATAAAAGTGGTGGTTATGAAACTGAATTGTGGGGGGAAAAAAGATACTTTCCTACATCAAGACAATATACCTGTAATGATTGTCAAGATTTTAACACAAGATGGGAAGAACAAGTAAGAAAAAGTCTTTGGAAAGAATTACAAAAACATTTTTAACCTATAACAAGAATATTTAAACTTCTTTCGTATAGGGTCTAATTAACCTAAGCGAAAAAAGGAATAATATTATGGCAGTTTTTGCATTTACAGATGCAAGTGTAACTATTAACTCTGTGGATTTATCAGATCATGTTAGGTCTGTTTCATTGTCCTTAACAGCAGAGGAATTAGACACAACAGCAATGTCTGCAACAGGTTATAGAACTAGAGCAGGTGGTTTAAAAGATGGATCACTTACTGTGGAATTTAACCAAGACTTTGCATCATCAGAGATTGATGCCACATTTAATGGCATTATAGGAACAGTAGTAGCATTCGTTGTTAAACCAACAAGTGGCTCTGTATCATCAACAAATCCTAGTTATTCAGGAAATGTTTTGATTACAGAATATATGCCACTAGCAAACGCAGTTGGCGATTTAGCAACAGTATCTATGACTTTCCCAACAAGTGGTGCTGTAACAAGAGCCACAAGTTAATCGTGGGTAACATGACAGTAACCATGTTGGATGGTACGAAAGTAGAAGTAAAGATAACCCCTAAAGACATCATTGACTTTGAAAGAAAGTTTGATGTTCCTGTTTCACAGTTACAAGTGGAACAAAGGTATGAGTGGTTGTTATATCTTGCATGGCTATCAGCAAAAAGAGCAAATGGTATAACTGAAAATTACGAACAATGGAT